TTAACAGTACCTATGAACAAGAAAAAGAAAAGTATTTTACTATGTTTAATGGGAATAAAACAAAATTTAGATATGATGGATTATAGAAGAATAACATGGCCTGTGTTTGTTATACATGCAGAGCCTGAAGTAATAGATGGAATTGTTTGGATAGAAGACCAAGTAGTTGATGATACTAATATGTTAGGAGAAACTTTAGGAGAAAGAAGGTTGCAAACTCCGATGAAAAGTATATATCCTCTACGCTATATGATAGAAGATGAAATAGCAATGAACAAGCATAGAGGAAAGTTATTTATTGATAGCTTAGGAAAAGTAATTGTACATGAGAAAACACATACAGTACAAATTAAATATCATAAGATAAAGAAACTTGAACTAAAAGAAATAGCAACAGTAGTATGGATAAAAGATGTTCCTTACCCATTTATAGAACGTAGACCTCCCCTTTCTGACCATACTTGGGTAGGTTTAATATACAAAAAAGGACTCCCTTGGAAAATATGGGAGTACTCAACAAAACAAAAGAAAGACACATGGAGAAAAATGTGAAGATACAAATAGAAATTGATACTGAAAACGAGCAAGACTTGGAAACTATCAAAGAACTCTTAGAGTTAATAAGGAGTTTAGCAGACGATGGCTAACTGGCATGGAGGAAAAGGGTCTAAACGTCGCCCTGAAGATAAGAATAAATTTGACGAAAACTACGAGAAAATATTTGGTAAGAAACCACGATTACGTGCACTTGCCGAAGAAGAAATGTCTGAGTATATGTTGAAAGAAAACTTAAAGAAAAATTCAAAAGTACAAGAAGCATTAAGTAAGAAAAAAATAACAGAACACTCTACATATTTCGATTCAGAATTTGAAGAAGAATGTAGAGAACAGTATGGCGATAATATGCCAGATTTAAAGGATAGCAATGAATTTAGAAAAATTAGTGAAGAAACTGGAGAAGGGGATTTGTCTAGTTAAGTACGAAGACTTAAGAACAGGCGAAACAAAACAAAGAGAAATGACTCTAGTACCTGAACATACTAAGGGTATGGATGCACGTGCGTTAAATGATGGAGATAAACTAGGTGGTAGAATACTTATGTTTGATGTAGAGTTCGGCAGATGGGCAGATATAAGAGAAGATACAATTATCGATTGGTTTCGAGTAGAATAGATGTGCGGATTTGTAGTAACAACTGAAGTAGATAGAATAAAGCCTATGACAGAAGCCCAGAGATTTAGAGGGCCTGATGATGTAAGTTATTGGAATGATAGTCGTATAGCTATGGGGCATGTACTCTTAGATATAAATGGAGAACATCAAGTACAGCCTTACGAAACTAAGAAAGGTAATCATCTAGTATTTAATGGAGAAATGTATGATTCCAATATTGCGAATGACACTAAGTTCTTAGCTGATGGATATGAGACTTATGGGTTTAAATTTATTGAGTTTGCAGATTGGCATGGCTCTTTTGCTTATTACAAAGATGATGAAATTACAATTGCAAGAGACCATTTTGGAGCGAAGCCTTTATGGTATAAACTAGATGATAAAGAATTTACAGCATCTACAAGTTTAAGAAGTATTTTTAGTAAAGAAGTTGATATGGATAAATGGAAACATTTTGATAGAAATCCAATATGGACAGGACATTTAAGTCCTTATAAAAATGTAAAGAAAGTAGCACCAGGACAAGTAATAACTTACAATATTAAAACTAAAAAGATAAGTCAGAAAAATATGTGGGATTACTACAGTATAAAATCTGAGCCTATGAATATTCCTGAACTAGAAGATAAACTTGTAACTTCTATGAGAAAAGTAGCAAATAATAAACAAAAGACAGGTATATTTTTAAGTGGAGGACTAGACAGTACATTTGTTTTATCCGTTGTAAAAGACATGGGACTAGACTTGACTGCTTATATCTGTGGTTATGAAGATATTGAAGGAGAATATCATACTCATAAAGGCTTTATGGGTGAGAAAGATTTAGCTATAAAAACTTGTAAAGAGTGGAACATTCCCTATAAAGTAGTAACTCTGAAGAAAGAGGATGTAAATGCTTATGGTAATATGTGGGTAAATAATACGCACACTTCATGGGTAGATAAGAATAGACAAGCGCCTAGATATTTAATGTGTAAGACTGCGTCCGAAGATGGTTGCAAAGTAATTTTAACAGGAGATAGTGCAGACGAATTTTTTACTGGCTATACTCATCATGCTAAAAGATTTAATATTGGCTATGATAATGACACAGTAAACTTCGGGTTAAAACAACACAAAGAGTGGATACCAAAAAGAATATGGTCAAAAACAGATACATTTAACAATGGATTATTTTTTGACCTTTTAGTAACTTCTGAGCAGAATGTTTTAGCAGCTGACCAAACTTGTGGTATGTTTGGAATGGAATCAAGACCTGTATTTTTAGGACAAAACTTTGCTAGATACATATTTAGACAAGCAGGTGTACAAAAATTTAAACCACACATAGACTATGAAACAGGCACTTACAAGTATGTGTTAAGAGAAGCCTTAGGACACTACTTACCTGCCCATATAAAAGAAAGAAAAACTAAAGTAGGATGGTCTAGTCCTTGGGATAATAACCATAGGAAGGTACAAGCAGATTGGAAAGAAGAAAACTTAAGACTTTTAAATAGTTTTTGTATGACTTCATGCGCTTGGTTAGACCATGGAGTAAAAGTAGACACAGATGGTAAGTATAGATTTTGTTGTATAAGTAAAGATGATACTAAATATAATATAGCAGATATGACAGTAGAAGAATATAAAAATACTCCTGATGTAATACAAGCAAAAGAAGATTTGGCAAGTATGAGATATCATAAGTTTTGTGAAAATTGCAAAGTAAAAGAAGATATAGGTATGACTAGTAAAAGGTTTTTAAGCACTAGTCCTTATGGTTTGAATAAGTGGAGAATAAATAAAATGTGGGCAGACCCTGGAGAAGGAGTTACACATTTTGATTTAGCTTTGGGCAATGCTTGTAATTTAAAATGTATAAGTTGTTGGCCTCGCTCTAGTAGTTCTATTATGAAGGAAGCAATAGAACATGAAAATAATAAAATACATTATTTAGATATAACACCAGAAATAAATAATTGGATAACAGAAGACAATTTAAACAAAATACTTAAACATGATGTTAGAAGAATAGAAATAACAGGTGGTGAGCCTATGATGGTAAAGCACTTGGCTTATTTATTAACTAAACTTCCTTCTGATGTAGAGATTGAAATTACTACAAATGCAACAATATGGAATCCTGCAGTAGTAAAACAATTAAAAAGATTTTCAAATCTACTAATATTAGTATCCGTAGATGTTATTGGCGAGAAGGCAAAGTATGTTAGAAGTGGGTCTGATTGGACTATTATGGAGAAAAATATAAACAAATATAAAAAGTTTGCAGAAGTACAAATAGCTTCTTTACAAAGTGTGCTTAGCGCTCCTTATTATTTAGAACTAGAGCAATGGGCAAAGAAAGAAAATATTAAAGTTAATATTACACAATGTATGGAGCCAGCTGACATGTGTATAACTAATTTTCCAGATGAATATAAACACTTAATATCTAACTGGCATGGTATTCCTAATACTGCTCACGATAGTAGTCAAGTAGAATCACTAAAAAATAAATTAAGAACATTAGATAAATGGAGAGATATGAGTATAAGAGATTACATACCAGAAGTGGCAGAGGCATACGGATTATGAGAATAGGATTTACTTGTGGTTGTTTTGATTTACTACACGCAGGGCATATAGTAATGCTTAAAGAAGCAAAGGAGAATTGCGATTATCTAATAGTTGGATTACAAACAGACCCTAGCATTGATAGACAGGATAAAAATAAACCAGTGCAGTCTGTATTTGAAAGATATATACAACTAAGGGCAGTGAAATATATTGATGAGATTATTCCTTATGATACGGAACAAAGTCTACTTGATTTATTAGAGGCTACTGAAATACATATAAGATTCGTAGGAGAAGATTATACACAAAAAGAATTTACAGGAAAAGGGCTGCATGAAGTTTGGTATACAAGTAGACAACACTCTTTTTCTAGTACTAATTTGAGGAATAAGATAAATGAAAGCAGTTCTTAGTAACAGAATCTATATGGAAGTCACTAAAGATTTGCATAATTCTATCGAGAAAGAACTTACTTATACTATACCTCCTCGTATGCCTCAAGACCCTCCACAAGTATTTAAAACAATTAAGTATATTCGTGATGATTTGATTTCCATACCTATGGGAAGATTGGATTTAATCCCAGATGATTACGAAATAGTCGACAAGCGTGTTAGTGTGGAAACGAGCTTTCCAGACTTTAAGTTTGATTTACGACCTTCGCAGAAAGTTGTATATGACGACATACAAGACAACGCTATAATTAACGCTTGGGTAAGTTGGGGAAAGACTTTTACAGGTATTTCTATAGCGGGTAAACTTAGTCAGAAAACACTAGTTGTAACACATACAACATCATTACGAGCGCAGTGGGAAAAAGAGGTAGAAAAATGTTTTGGAATTAAAGCTGGCGTGATAGGTGGTGGTGTCTTTAATATTGATGCTCCTATAGTTATTGGGAATATTCAAAGTTTATACCGAAAAATGGACGATATAAAGAACGAATTTGGAACATTGATTTTAGACGAAATGCATCATGTTAGTAGTCCTACTTTTACACGAATTGTAGATGAAATGCCTACAAGATATAAGATAGGTTTGACAGGAACATTAGAGCGTAAAGATGGTAGGCACGTAGTTTTTAGAGACTATTTTGGGAATACTCTTTTTAGACCGCCTAGAGAGAATTATCTTATTCCTAGTATACACATTTATAAAACTGATATTAGATTTCTAGATGGTTCATTTACTCCTTGGGCGGAAAGAGTTAATGACTTGACACATAATGTAGAGTATGTAGATACAGTTGCTCTGATAGCATCAAAATATGCAGCAGAAGGACACAAAGTTTTAGTAGTATCAGATAGAGTACACTTACTGAAAATGTGCGCAAGATTAGTAGGAGATAGAGCCGTATCTATAACTGGAGATATGGACTTTGATGATAGGGAAACTACATTAAACCAGTTAAAAACTGATGAAAAAGATATATTATTTGGTACGCAATCTATATTCTCAGAAGGAATATCTTTAGATGATTTAAGTTGTTTAGTACTAGGTACACCTGTTAATAATGACCCGTTATTAACACAGTTAATTGGTAGGGTAATAAGAAAAAAGGAAGGTAAGAAGCAACCAATAATTGTGGATATCAATTTAAAAGGAAAAACAGCAGCTCGTCAAGCAAGTGCTAGAATGGGCTTTTATATAAGAGAAGGATATGAGGTAAAAGTATTATGAGTGAACAACAAATACAATTAAATATTGAAGCAATGAGAAAAACAAAAGTGTTTTTAGGTACACCAATGTATGGAGGAATGTGCCATGGATTTTATACTAGAAGTCTAATGCAGACTGTCAGTACTTGTATGAATCAAGGACTACACTTACAGTTATATTATTTATTCAATGAAAGTTTAATTACTAGAGCAAGAAACTATTGTGTTGCTAATTTTTTAAAAAGTGATTGTGATTATTTATTATTTATAGATAGCGATATTGCTTGGTCAGATATGGATTTAATGTATATGTGGCATTTAATGGCAGACAATCCAGAACAGTATAAAATAATGACAGGGCTTTACCCAAAGAAAACTATAGCATGGGAAAAAGTATTACATGCTGCAAAAAGTGGTAACTTTGATAACAACCCTATGGGACTAGAAAAAGTAGCAGGTGATATGGTATTTAATCCTTTGCCTGGTGAGTATGAAAACAATCAAGTTCCAGTATATGAACCTGTAAAAGTACAAGAAGGTGGTACAGGATTTATGATGATACACAGAAGCGTATTTGAAACTCTTGAACCAACAATGCCAGAAAGAAAATATACTCCAGACCATATAAGAGAAGGAGAGTTTGCTCCAGGAGAGCAGATAACAGCTTTCTTTGACTGTATTATAAATGAACAAAACAGATATCTAAGTGAAGATTACATGTTCTGTGAGACAGCTAGAAAGAATGGTATTGATATATGGACTCTCCCATTTATTGAACTTAGCCATTGTGGAAGCTACGTATATCACGGAAATATGATACAAATGGCTCAACAAGGAGTACACGCTACGATTAGCGGTGAATATGCAGAAAGTTTGCAAAAACCTTCTGAACAGTCTATTACGAAACCTACTGGAAAATAGTTCTTGACAAGAACTCAAAATTTTGATATAATATGTTATTATTTAATTGGAATAGGATTGTAAAAGCAAGCAACGGCAATGTCGCTGACATAATTACAATACTTAGAATTATTACATTTAAGATACACCCTAAAAATTATCACGATAAAACGTTTAAATTTTATCAGTATAATTTTGGCGGCAAGTCTTTCCTACTTAATCCCCAGGAATTACTTGACGTTGGTAGAACATACTCTGACAAAGAGGTAGCTGAATATGCAGGTGTCGCGTCATTCAGAAACTACTATGAGTATGTTCAAAACAAAGACACCACACTAGACCTTCTGGTATGTCCAATATCAGAAGATATTATTAATAAAAACAGACTGCTTGAAATTAAAGATAAAAGGATTCACTTTAAGTTCGAGGAGACATTATAGGAGAATATTATGGCTATTGGCTTTAATACAACAAAGGGCTCAGCCCAAAAAAATTCCATCGTAACATATAACTATGCGAGTGGAGAAGACCATCATGTAAGACTTGTTGGTGATTTATTACCGAGATACGTTTACTGGGTCAAAGGCAAGAACAACAAAAACATTCCTATGGAGTGTTTGTCATTCGACAGAAATTCAGAAGCCTTCACAAATGTTGAACCAGACCATGTAAAAGACTTTTATCCAGACTTAAAGTGTGGTTGGTCTTATGCGGTTCAATGTATAGACTATTCAGACAAGTCTATCAAAGTGTTAAACTTAAAAAGAAAATTGTTTGACCAAATACTAGTTGCTATGGAAGAGTTGGGAGACCCAACCGATTATACAACTGGTTACGACATATATTTTAAAAGAAAGAAAACTGGACCACAGGTATTTAATGTGGAATATCAGTTAGCAGTTTTAAAATGTAAACCAAGAGAATTAGAAGAGTGGGAACAAGCTTTAGTTAAAGACCTTAAGTCTATGGACGAAGTACTTGTTAGACCAACTGCTGATGCTCAACTAGCGTTACTAAGAGAAATTCAAAATGAAGGTTCTTCAGAAGTTTCAGAAGATATTTCTAGCGAGTTTGACGTATCATGATAGGCGTTGGAGAGAAGTTCCCTGCCTTTACACTGCAGGGTGTAGACAAAGATAATAACTTTGTACCCGTATCTGTCACAGAACAGTACGAACCTTTGAAAAAAGATTACACAGTTATATACTTCTATCCAAAAGACTTTACTTTCATATGCCCAACAGAAATTGCGGGAATGGATATGTTAGTAGGGGAAGCTAATGTTATTGGTATTAGTGGTGATAATGAGTTTTGTAAATTAGCTTGGAAACAAGATAATGAACTCATTGGAAACATACAACACTCTTTGGCCGCAGACTGTGGCTTAGGACTATCTTCTAAACTAGGAATAGTTCATGAAGAAGTAGGAGTATGTTATAGAGCTACTTTTATCATTGACAGAAATGATATAATACAACATGTAAGTGTTAACGCACTTGACACAGGCAGAAATGCTCATGAAGTTCTTAGAACTTTGCAAGGCATTAAAGCAGGTGGATTAACAGGGTGTGAATGGACACCTGGGGATGAACTATTAGGATGATTTTATTTACAGCAGACTGGCATATTAAACTTGGACAAAAGAATGTGCCTGTAGCATGGGCTTGCTCACGCTATCAAATGTTCTTTGAACAAGTACAGGAAGCTGTAGATAAACATCAAGTGAATCTTCACATCATAGGCGGGGACTTGTTTGATCGAGTCCCTTCTATGGATGAACTTACTTTATATTTTGATTTTGTAAAAAGACAAAAAGTAAGAACAATTATCTACGATGGCAACCACGAAGCCACTAGAAAGAACAAAACTTTCTTTGACAACTTAAAGAGAGTAACAACTGAACTTAACCCTCATGTTAAGGTTATTACAGATACATACTACGAAGATGATTGGGCAATCTTACCTTATGCAGATTTACATAAGAAAGGTAGTATAGAAATGATAGATGCAGATTATTTATTTACTCATGTAAGAGGCGAGATACCTCCTCATGTTATGCCCGAAGTAGACCTAGAAAGATTTGGCAAGTTTAAAGAAGTGTACGCAGGAGATTTACATGCTCACGAGAATACTCAAAGAAATATTGTATATCCTGGCTCACCAATGACCACTTCTTTTCATAGAAATATAGTAAAAACAGGGTACTTAGTTATAGATACTAATACCCATCATTTTGATGAAGACTGGTGCTGGACATGGCATGAATTTGATTTGCCACAATTATTAAGGAAGACTATCGAAGACCCAGCGGATATGACACAAACAGAGTTTCATCATACAATATACGAAGTTACAGGAGATGTGCAGGATTTAGCAAAAGTTAAAAACTCAGAACTTCTTGATAAAAAAGTAGTAACAAGACAAGTAGATGCACGATTAGATTTAAGTGGAGATTTATCCATGTCAGATGAACTAGTAAAATATCTACAAGAAATATTAAGTCTTGACGACAATAAAACAAAACAAATTATAGGAGTGTTTAATGATTATTCTTCAGAAGTTGAAGTGGGATAATTGCTTTTCATATGGCGAAAATAATGAGATAGACTTAAGCAAGTCTACTCTTACGCAATTAGTAGGCACAAACGGAGTGGGAAAATCCTCTATTCCCCTTATTTTAGAGGAAGTTTTATTTAATAAAAATAGTAAAAATGTTAAAAAAGCAGACATCGCGAATAGATACATTGGAAAAGGGTATGACATCAGTCTTGACTTTTCTGTCGATAGCAACTTATATACTATTAGTGTATCAAGGCGTGCTACATTAAAATGTAAGCTGACAAAGGAGGGAGAAGATATATCTTCCCACACAGCGTCAAATACATACAAGACATTGGGAAATATATTAGGAATAGACTTCAAGACTTTTTCACAGTTGGTTTATCAAAATACAAACGCATCTTTGCAGTTCTTAACTGCCACAGATACTAACCGTAAAAAGTTCTTAATTGATTTATTAAAACTAGATGATTACGTTGCTTACTTTGAAGTATTTAAAGAAGCGGTTCGTACTGCTTCTAGCGATATTACTACTAGCAATGCGAAAATTGCAACAATTGAGAAATGGTTATCAGATAATATTCTCGAAGATACAAACATACTTTCCAAAATGGATTTACCATTTGAGTCGGAAGAGAATCAGAAACTTTTACGTTCTTATTCAAGAGATTTAGAAAATATTTCAGAATCAAATAAAAAAATAAATACTAATGAAATTCTGAAGAAACAGTTAAAAGATATAGACCTTCACGAAGCAAAACGTTTGTTAGCATTGCATCCAGAACTACAAGATACCTCTCAGAAACTACAAGCAATGGGAGCTTGGCGTTCAGAGAAGATGTTTGAAAACACCATGATTAAAAAGTATGAGGATTTAACAAAACTAGAAGATATGGATTGTCCTACTTGTGGTAGTGAAATTGATACAGAGTTTGTAGAGAGAATGTTAAAAGAACACCGTGAACGATTAGAACAGTGCGAAGTATTTGCACAAAAAGACCAAGGCTTATTAAAAGAAATAGAGGAAGCAAATGAGATACATAGGAACGCAGGTAAAACAATCCAAGATTGGGAAAACCTCTACAGGAGTATTGACAACAAACTCCCGAGTACAGTTACAAACAAAGACGACTTGGAGACAAAAATTGTTGACCTCCGTCAAAAGATTATGGAAGAGAGAGAAGAACTCCAAAAGGTAATTGATGAAAATGAAAGACGAGAAAGACATAATACTAGAATTGGTATCATACTCGAACAGACTGAGCAATTTCAATCAGAGCTTGATGTCCATAAGTCTACTCTTGAGAAGTCGGAAAGCAACTTGGCGATACTTGAAACGCTTAAAAAAGCTTTCTCAACAAATGGACTCCTCGCATACAAGATAGAATCTTTAGTAAAAGAATTAGAAATATTAACAAACGACTACCTTGCAGAATTTAGTGATGGTAGATTTGCAATTAACTTTGTAGTGGAGAATGATAAATTAAATGTGGAAGTCTCAGATAACGGCAATATTATTGACATTTTGGCTCTTTCTAGCGGCGAGTTAGCTAGAGTTAACATAGCAACATTAGTTGCAATACGAAAACTTATGGCTTCAATTAGTAGAAGTCAAATTAATGTTCTTTTCCTTGACGAAGTAAACCAAGCGTTAGACGAAGTCGGAAAAGAGAAAGTAGTGGAAGTACTATTAAAAGAAGAAAACCTAAATACTTATATGGTATCACATGGTTGGACTCATCCATTACTAGAAAAGATAGAAATAACTAAAGATGAAAATATTAGTTACCTGGAAGGATAATTTATATCTTGACATGCAACTTAAAATTTGTTATAATATATAATATTTTGGAGATAAAATGAAAGTAGAAATTTATAGTATACCTAATTGTACTTATTGCAGTAAGGCTAAGTTTTTAGCTGAGCATAGTGATAAAGTGCATGAGGTAGAGTATAAGATGATGGGAGCACATTATAGTGCAGCAGACGTTAGGGAACTATTTCCCACAGCAAGAACCTTTCCTCAGATAGTAGTTGATGATAAACCAATTGGCGGCTACACTGAGTTGGAGAGGTTGCTTAATGGTTAATAGTAGACAGAAAGGAAATAACGCAGAATTAAAAGTAGCAGAGATGTTGACTAGAATAGTAGGAGAGCCTTTTGTGCAAACTCCTGGCTCTGGTAGTGGTAAAATTAAAGGAGACTTAATGGTACCGCACAAACATAATCTGTTTACAATAGAGGTTAAGTTCTATAGAGATATGGCATTTAATCATAAAATATTTACTCAAAAGAGTAATACCTTTGTGGGTTGGTGGAGTAAACTTGTTAAACAAGCAGAACAGATGCAACAAGAACCTTTACTTATATTTAAAGAGAATCACTCACAATGGTACGTGGCAACGACAAGAAAGCCATGTTACAAAAAACATATGTATATAAACTGGTTAGGGTGTTATGTCACCTTTGCCGAAAAATTTTTCGAAACACAAAACATGGAGTTTACAAATGGCGATAACGTTTACGAGCCATGGAAAGCCGACCCCGAATGGGAACTTATTAATAGTTGATGGGCTTAACCTGGCATTTAGATGGAAACATCAAAACAAATTAGATTTTGAGCATGACTATGTAAGGACTGTACAGTCTTTAGCAAAGTCTTATAATTGCGGAGAAATCGTAGTACTAGGAGATGGTGGTAGTAATTACCGTAAATCCATAGACCCTGAGTACAAAGCAAACAGAAAAGAGAGATATAAAGAACAGACTGAGAAAGAGGAACAAGAGTTCCAAGAATTCTTAGCCGAGTTCCAAGTTACTATGAATACTTTAAAGTATAAGGGATACCTTACGCTTAAATATGCAGGCGTAGAAGCTGATGATATAGCTGCTCTTATCTGTCAAAACAGAGAGAATCTAGGTATTGAAAATATATGGATGATTTCCTCTGATAAAGACTGGGATTTACTTATTGATGAACATATAAGTAGATTTTCAACAGTCACTAGAAAAGAAACAACCCTTATGACATGGGATGAGCATTACGAGTTTGAACCTGAGTATTTTCTAACTTATAAGTGCTTAACTGGAGATAAGGGAGATAACGTTCCAGGAGTTGATGGAGTAGGCCCAAAGCGTGCCACTCAATTAATACAGCAATATGGAGACGTTTTTGATATTATGGCGAGTTTACCTCTTGATGGAAAGTATAAATTCATGCAAAACTTAAATGAGTTTGGAATGGAAGGACTAGAAAGGGGTATAAAACTCATGGACTTAACATGGGATGTCGATGCAGCAGTGCTAGGACATTCACAAGAGATTATAGGATTAGTGGAGAATTATGTCAGTAAAAATTGATTTTAGTAAAGATAGTCTTTTAGATGACTTTGCACAGGCAACTTTAAAAGATAGATATATGGTAGGTGATGAAACTTCACCTCAAGAAGCTTTTGCGCGTGCTGCAATGGCTTTTGCAGATGATGAGGCTCATGCACAAAGACTATATGATTATGTAAGTAAGTTATGGTTTATGTTTGCAACTCCTGTATTATCAAATGGCGGCACTAGGAGGGGGCTCCCGATTAGTTGCTTTTTAAATTATGTGGACGATAGTAGAGAAGGAATAACAGGACACTACACAGAAAATGCTTTCTTATCATCATTTGGTGGTGGTATTGGTGGCAGTTGGAGTGATGTTCGTGCATCTGGCACAAAGACATCTAAAGGTTCTGAGAGTACAGGTGTTGTTCCTTTTATGAAAGTAGTAGATGCAGAAATGCTTGCTTTTTCACAAGGAGTTACAAGACGAGGTAGTTATGCTTCTTATCTACATATTAGCCACCCCGAAATAGAGGAATTTTTAGATGTTAGAAAACCTACAGGCGGCGATATCAACCGTAAGTGTACTAATCTTCACCACGGGATCGTTATATCTGATGCTTTCATGGAGCGGATACACAACGCAACTAAGTATCCCGACTTCGATGATAGCTGGGATTTGGTTGACCCTCACTCTCAGCAAGTAAAGAAAACGGTATCTGCTAGGGCATTATGGGTAAAGATATTGCAAAATAGAATGGAAACAGGAGAACCGTATGTAATGTTCGAAGATGCAGTCAATTCGGAACTACCTGACTTTCAGAAAAGAAAAGGACTTAGAGTCCATCACAGCAACCTGTGTTCAGAAATTACTCTTGCAACAGACGAAGAAAGAACCGCAGTATGCTGCTTATCAAGTGTAAATTTAGAGTACTATGACCAGTGGAAACATATCCCTGCTTTCATACCTGACTTAGTAAGAATGTTAGACAATGTTTTAACTTCTTTTATAGACAATGCTCCAGACGAACTTGAAAGAGCTAAGTTCAGTGCTCAAAGGGAGAGGAGTATTGGACTAGGTGCTATGGGTTTCCATGCGTATTTACAAAAACAAGGAATACCTTTTGACAATCCAATGGCATCAGCAACTAACTATGATATGTTTAAGCATATCAAAGAAAGTGCAGAAAGAACAACTAGAGAATTAGCAGTAGAAAGAGGGGCTTGTCCTGATGATGATACCGCTTCCGTAAGGAACGCTCATCTATTAGCTATAGCACCTAATGCTAGCTCTAGTATTATTTGTGGCAATACCAGTCCAAGTATAGAACCTTATAGAGCAAATGCTTATACTCAAAAAACTAAATCAGGAAGTAATCTAGTAAAGAATAAATTCCTAGAAAAAGTTTTAGATAAGTATGGCATTAATGATGAGGAAACTTGGAGTAGTATTGTTGCGAACAAAGGAAGTGTACAACATATTCCTCAGTTAGATGACTGGGAGAAAGACACTTTCAAAACAGCAGTAGAAATAAATCAGGCATGGGTAATAGAACACGCTAGTGCAAGGCAAGAATTTATATGTCAGTCACAAAGTGTAAATCTATTCTTCCCTCCTGATGTAAACAAGGGAGATTTGCACAATGTACATATGTTGGCATGGGCAAAAAACTTAAAAACATTGTATTACTTGAGAAGTGAAGCTATCAGTAGAGCTGATAATGTATCTAATCAAGCTAAGCGAGAAATAATATTTGAACAAGCAGATTGTTTAAGTTGTGAGGGATAAATGAGTTTATTAAAAGAAAGAGAATACTATAAACCTTTTCAATATCCTTGGGCATTTGAAAACTATAAAAAACAACAGCAAATGCATTGGTTACCTGAAGAAGTAACCCTACAAGATGATATAAAGGATTATAAAGAAAAACTAAGTGAAGGCGAAAGGACATTGCTAGACAATATCTTTAAGTTTTTCACTCAAGCAGATGTAGATGTATGTGGCGGCTATGCCCACCATTACTTACCTACATTTAAACAACCAGAAGTAAGAATGATGTTAGTTAGTTACGCTGCTATGGAAGCAGTACACCAAGAAGCATATTCCCTTCTTCTAGAAACTTTAGGTAAATCAGAAGATATGTACCAAGAGTTTTTTGATATCAATGCTATGATGGAGAAACATGAATATCTACAAGATTTCAGTATGAACACTCCATATGATATGGCAAAGACAATGGCAGTATATAGTGCATTTACAGAAGGAGTACAGTTATTTAGTAGCTTTGCTATTCTTCTTAACTACCCTAGGCATAATCTAATGAAAGGAATGGGACAAATTGTTACATGGAGTATTCGTGATGAATCTTTACATGTTGAAGGATTGTCAAAACTATTCAGAACTTTCATTTCGGAGAATCCCGAGTTATGGACTGATAAGTTAAAATACGAAATATATTGTGCTGCAGAAAAGACAGTAGAGTTAGAAGATAACTTTATTGATATTTGTTTTGATAAAGCAGATATACCAGATTTGACAGCAAAAGAAGTCAAGGAATATATTAGATATATTGCTGACAGAAGGTTATTAGGTATCGGTATGAAGAAAATATTTCATAGTACAGATAACCCTTTACCTTGGATTGACATGCAAGTCAACGCAGTTGAGCATACCAACTTTTTTGAAAACCGTGCTACCGAGTATGCTAAGGCAAGTACCCAAGGTAACTGGGAGGATGTATTTAAATAATGGCTGAATTAGAAAAACTAAATATTGATGGCGAAGACCATTATATTGAAGACATGACAGAAGAACAAAAGTCTATTGTTGTGTCTATTTATAAATGTGATGAAGAGATGGACAGATGTAAGCATTTGATTGCTATTTGTCAGACAGCTCGACAAGCATATATTAATGATCTAGGCGGGCAGTTAAAGAGTGAAGAATCTTAAATTTTTTATATTAACAACAAGCAAGAAAGATTATAGTCAAACCTTCTATGGGGCAGGGGGAAGAAATCCTGCCTTAGAAGATTTAAAAAGACATTTTAGTCCTCGTTGGAGTAACCTAGACTATAGCGAAGCTGTAGTAATTATCAATACAATCGATAGAAAATATATACGAGAGTGTTCTACTTGGTGTATGGCAATGGGAATTGAGTTTCATGTAACCGAATGTAACGGTATGCCAGGACAAGGAAAAAACGAATGTATTAGAGTCTTTGATGAGTCTAAATATGACTATATGGTACAAGTAGATGGGGATGATTATCTAACTCCTTATGGAGTATGGTTTTACAAAGAATGTGTAGCCTTAGATAATCCTCCTGATTCTATATGCTTAATTCACTCTTGGTCAGCTGATAGAACAGAATATGGTCAAAGGAAATATAATGTTTGTTTTCAAACAGATATTGAACCTTTTAACTATGATAAACAAATTAAGTTATTAAAAGATAGGGCAGAAATAGCTCCCAATGCTAAAAAGTATTTAATTAATAATAGGATAGTTACAGACTTAGATGAAGAGTTTAAACGCTATTTAGACCTACAAAAAGTTACAGATAATAATATGAAAAGATATGGAGAAACTTATCATGTAGGAGAACCTTATCAAGATGAAGAAGATGTATGCGAAACTCATTCCCGACTGGTATTTTATAGTAAAAAAGCCTCAAAGTATAGAACTATACCTGATATGACATTAGGAGAAGATACTTATCTATATTATCTAATGAAAGACGCACATGCTAGAGGAGAATTAAGAATGTTTAGACATTATGAAAGACCTTGTACTTATGTCTATAATCAAACAGATATGGGATTAGTAAGAAATCACTCTACTTCTTTTTCCAACCACATTTGGATGGAGTACTTTAATGAAGAAGTTGAAGAACTTAAAAAACAAAACAAACTACATGAGTTTAACTTACCAGATATCGAGATACCTTATCCTGAAGGGGAGAGTGCAGAAACTGCTGCTGACTTTGGTATAAGTATTCATAGTCATAGAGTATATAAGTATGACGAAGAAGGACATATCGTACTTGATGAAAATTTATTTACAAATATACAAGACCCTGAAGTCCAAGCTACGCTAAGAAAAATTGAACAAGTTGAAAAAGAACAAGCAGAACTAAAAGAAGAATTTGATAATTTAATTAGAGCTTCTTATCATTGTATTAGTAAATTATGTTCTTTACATGGACAAACATACTGGGCAAATAATATGATAATCACACCACCCCTTAGACACATGGGCAAATTAAATAAAACTAAAATAGGCATAGCACCGGTGGTAATAGAATGAAAATATTTATAGGGTACGAGCCAAACCACCCAGATATGTTTGAAGTATGTCGAAAAAGCATACTCAACTTTAATTCTACCCATGAAATCATACCACTCAAAAAATCGGAAATATCTGAGTATACTCGTCCATTTCAGAACGAGAGTACAGACTTTGCCTTTACCCGTTTTCTAGTACCACAGCTCTGTGACTATGAAGGCGAAGCTTTATTCTGTGATGGAGATTTCTTATGGCTCTGTGACCCTGAAGAAGTTATGGACTATTTTTCCGATGAACATACAGTTCATGTTGTAAAACATCCTAATTTTCTCATTAAACCGAAAAAAATGAAAGGCAAGAAAAACCATGCTTATCCTAGAAAATACTGGTCAAGTCTCATGCTTTTCAATAATCCTAAGTGTACAGAACTTACTTATGATTATGTAAACCAAGCCCCAGCGGGTGCATTGCATGAGTTGAGATGGGCAGAAAGCATAGGGGAACTTCCCGCGCAGTACAATGCCATGGTAAATTATTACAAATTTAAGAAACCAAAAGCCCTGCACTACACAGACGGTGGGCCTTGGTTAAATATAAACGAAGACTCGGAGTATACAGCAGCATGGATGCAAATAAGAAAAAGAATATAATACTTGTAGGAAATTCAGTGGAACTTCTACAATACGACTTTGGAAAGTATATTGACAGTTTTGATACTGTGGTAAGATTTGGGCGAGGTGTTCCCACCGAGGACAACTCTCATGCAATTGGAAAAAAGACTGATATGTGGATAACAGGATTTCTTCGTATGGGAAGTTATCATTGCTTTCCTGGAGCAGAAATTTTATTCAACCGTTGCAGAATCCATCTTGACCTAATTCCCAAGAAAACAATACCTTTTAATAACTATACGGATATGTTCTCTGATGAGGAACTCATAAAAATATTTAATAAAATGGGAGCAGAAATAGGAGTAGCTGAGGGCCAAAGACCGAGTGCAGGTTTCTTGGGAATTTTGTATTTCTTGCAAAAGTGTGAATATAATTCTCTTACAATTATTGGATTTGATTTCTTTGCGAAAAAACTACCTATCAATACAGGTATGGACTATCCATCAAGTTGGCACATGCCTATTAACAGTATATCTAAAACTCCACACAATGCCAAAGAGAAACAAATAGTATCTAAGTGGCAAAGTGAGGGCAAATTAAATTGGAAAATTCTTTCCGACCTAAAAGAAGAACTCTTAAAGTTTACCTAATTGGTAACCATTTTCTAGTAACTTTCTAGAAGCAATCTTCTGTCTATCTGCTTTTATAAGTAGAGTTTCATTTATTTTTTCATCTCTATAGTTTTGAGGAATATTATCAATTAAAGAAGTATAGCAATCCCAAGGTAGGGCGAATAATTTACTAGTACATAATTGATGGTATGGTTTTACTAAATCAACATGTTGTATGTTGATACTAAAAGATTTTCTCATCATAATATTGTGATTAATTAAGTCTATAATTTCTAGAGCTTCGTCATCAATCAAAGAGTCATTTTTGCCATTCATATATAAAGGCAACCAAGAAGGAGAGTTATCTAGTATATTTGTGAAGAATGTTTTGTCATTTGCTGCTAATACTTTTCTATCAGTCTCATTTCCTGTTCTATAAGTTTCTAAACTATCTGCTTTGTAGAATAGTATGTCATCTGACCATTTTACTAATTGGTCGTAGTTAAGCATAAAGAACTCAGGATCTACGGTGTCCCATCTATCTCCTGTAAAAGTTCCTAATACTTGATAAAATCTTTTAAAGTTTGGGTGTGTTTTATAAACTCTTTTACGAGATAAATGTGCAAGTTTGTTTTGAAAGAAGTCAGGTTTTGGTACTTCATTTTTCCATGCAGATTTCAAGAATACTCTATTTCCTCCTGCATACATTATTCTTTTATTTAATCCTTTGTTCTCCCAAAATTTCTTTAAATGAGATATATTCCTAGAAGCATTTTCTGTTCTCCAGAATTTTCTATATAACTTTACATTTGGAAAATTAGAAATAATCCAATCTTTTGGACAGGAGTCCCATTGCGCGTCATCGACATAGATATGCAGGCGAATATCTTCGCTTTTTGTAAGTAGTGAGGATAAAGTAAACATACTCCATGTTACTTTCCAATCATGTACTATTTCAATCATCTATTTTATACTCCCAAAAGTTAGCTACATATCGTTCTAACCTTTCTTCTGCGTCTTCATCAAAACTAAATATCATTCCTGAATTTTTTGCTGAAAACAATTTTAATATTGCTTGGTGTCCATTTCTAAAAGAACACGCGTGATATAAACTTTCATATGTTAATAAGTTTTTCTCTCTTTCTTTCTTGCTATATGAAACCAAGGAAAGAGGTTTATCTAGTAGTAAAGCTATAAGTCCCATTTCACTATTTGGCATAGTAGCTACATGAGTACAATTCATTAACAATTCCATCCCTCCAACTTTTTTACCTAGTATATTTTCTGCTCCAAAATGTTTTCTTAACTGTGCCAAATATAAAGGTACAGTTATTGGATGTGGTTTAATTTTATAACCTTGGTCTACTAACTTTTTAATTCTTCCATAGTGTACTACTTTTTCTTTTGATAAAAGATTACTACCAGGTAAAAATATTACTTTGTCGTGATATTCTTCATTAGGTTGAAGTATATACTTATTCTTAATATTATTTCTTATCTTCGCTACTCTATCCCAATCTATTTTTTGGTCAGGGTTATCTATGATTGAAAACATAAGTTTATCATTGATTTTTATAGAGTTTACTCTAATATAAATACCTGTTCCTAAAAAGTCTGTATAAAGCCACTTTCTAATTGTTTTGAGTTCATTTGTATTGAACCACACATCATACTCTAAATTTGCTCCTCTAATCGTTTCAGGCAAGAGTTTATTTTTGAACTCTTGTAAAGTGTTTAAATCTTCTTCAGGTCTAATACAAGAACCTGATTTCATAAAGTGAGTTGGTATATCTCCCAGACTTTCTGTAGATACCATAGGCACTAGCTTATTAGGTTTTACAGCTTTTTTAACTACTGTTTTTGTTTTCATTTAGCTTGTTAGTTAGTTCTATTAATTTTACTTCTAAGTTTTTTAATCTTTCTTCAAACTCACCTATAGATGCAAATGTTGCACTCATCATACTCTCTTGTTTTTTATTAAGATATTTAAGAGTTATATCTTCTTCTTTTAATTTCATTATTTCCTTTATATAAAGTTAAATTATGATTCACTCCATTGTGAACCGTCCCAATAAGATGACCCAAAGTCACCGGCACTACCTACTTCTGTATCAAATATAGTACCTGCTTGAGAAGCTGTAATTCTCTCGAATTTAATCGTACTTGTATCAAAAGTTGTAGTTGTTACATGGTCAGTAGTTCTATTTGTTTCTGTAATATTACCTGTTGCAATAGTTGTAGTTGTAGTTCTTCCTGTTGCAAACTCAGTAACTCTATCTGTTTCAAATGTAGTAGTAGTTCCAAATACTGTAGTTCTACTAGTATCAGTAGCTCTGCTAGTATCAAAGGTACTTGTAGTACTTCTACTTGACCCTGTTGTTCTATCTGTAAGAGTACCTTGTGTAGTATTAAATGTACTAACTGTATCTCTAGTAGTATCTGTAGCTCTACTTGTAACTGTAGATTGTGTGGTATTAAAGGTACTTGTAGTAGTTCTACTAGATGCTGTACTTCTTGTAGTAATTGTTCCTTGAGTTGTTGCATAAGTAGTAGTAGTATCTCTACTTGTAGCAGTTGCTCTGGATGTTAAGCTGCTTCTTGAAGTCTCAAAAGTACTTGTTGTTTCTCTACTGGTAGCAGTTGCCCTTGCAGTATTAAATGTAGTAGTTGTGTCTCTACTTGTTCCTGTACTTCTACTCGAAGTTCTAGAGGTTTGATATGAAGTTTCATAAGTTGTAGTTCTAGAAGTGTTGGTAGCCTGAGAAGTATTAGTAGCTTGTGCTGTATTTGTGCTTCTTGCAGTATTTGTTGTTCTAACAGTATTATCAACATAAGCAGTAGTAGTTCCAAAAGTTGTAGTTCTGCTCGTAGATTGTGCTGTATTTGTACTTCTTGCAGTGTTCGTTGTTCTGGCTGTATTATCAACATAAGCAGTAGTCGTAGCAAACGTAGTAGTCCTACTAGTTGATTGTGCTGTATTAGTATTTCTACTTGTATTTGTTGCCTGTGTTGTGTTGGTACTTCTACTTGTGCTTTGTGCTGTATTTGTGCTTCTACTTGTATTTGTACTTTGTGCTGTATTTGTGCTTCTACTTGTTCCAAAAGAAGTATTATCAACATAAGCAGTGTCTCTAGCTGTATTTGTACTTCTGCTTGTATTTGTTGCTTGAGAAGTATTTGTATTTCTACTCGTTCCAAAAGAAGTATTATCAACATAAGCAGTGTCTCTAGCTGTATTTGTACTTCTGCTTGTATTTGTTCCTTGAGAAGTATCGTAAGCAGTAGAGTTTGTAAAGCCAGTACTTCTACTTGTATTTGTTGCCTGTGTTGTGTTGTAAGCAGTAGAATTTGTAAACCCTGTATTTCTACTTGTATTTGTTGCTTGAGTAGTGTTATAAGCAGTAGAGTTTGTAAATCCAGTACTTCTACTTGTATTTGTTGCTTGAGAAGTATTATTTGTAAAACTAGTACCTCTTGAAGTATTTGTATTTCTACTTGTGTTTGTAGCAAATGCGGTATTTCTACTAGTGTTTGTATTTCTAGAAGTGTTAGTAGCGAATGATGTATTTCTACTTGTGTTCGTACTTCTTGAAGTATTTGTAGCATATGATTCTACAAAAGTAGTATCTGCTGTATAATAGTAAGTATAGTTTCCGAATGACACCGCAACTTTTTCTGTAGATTGAGTTGTTGTATTACTAGTATTATTTGTAAATCCTGTATTATTTGTAAAGCCAGTACTTCTACTTGTATTATTTGTAAAACCAGTACCATTTGTAAATCCTGTACCTCTACTTGTATTATTTGTAAACCCAGTACTATTTGTAAATCCAGTATTTCTAGAAGTGTTAGTAGCGAATGATGTATTGTCTACATATGCGGTTGTTCTAGATGTATTCGTATTTCTTGAAGTACCAAAAGATGTGTTGTCTACATATGCGGTTGTTCTACTTGTATTAGTATTTCTTGAAGTACCAAAAGATGTATTGTCTACATAGGCTGTTGTTCTAGAAGTATTTGTATTTCTACTTGTGCCAAATGATGTAGTATTTGTAAATCCTGTATTATTTGTAAAGCCAGTGCTTCTACTTGTATTTGTTGCTTGAGTAGTGGTGTAAGCAGTGGAAGTAGCAAAAGTAGTAGTATTTGTAAATCCTGTATTATTTGTAAAGCCAGTACTTCTACTTGTATTTGTTGCTTGAGTAGTATTATAAGCAGTAGAAGTAGCAAAAGTAGTAGTATCTGTATATGCAGTCGTAGTACCAAACGTTGTTGTATAAGTAGTTGTTGTTGCAAATGATGTATTGTCTACATACGCTGTTGCAGTTCCAAATGTTGTTGTATAAGAAGTTGACTGTGCTGTATTTGTACTTCTAGAAGTATTAGTAGATACGGTTGTGTTATCTTCGTAAGCCGTTGAAGTACCAAAGGTAGTAGTGAATGAAGTACTTTGTGCTGTATTTGTACTTCTACTTGTATTTGTTGCTACTGTTGTTCCATCTTCATAAGCAGTAGTTGTAGCAAATGTAGTAGTAGTTCCTCTTAATGTATTGTTTGTAAAGTCAGTTGTTCTGCTTGTTTCAATTGTTGTGTCAAAAGCTGTCGTATAAGTTGTAGTAGTATTGTAAGCAGTTGTTGTAGCTCTTGCAGTATTAAACGTTGTAGTTGTAGTATACGCCGTTGTTGTAGCAATAGTAGTATTGAAAGTTGTTGTAGTATTAAACGCAGTGGTAGTTGTATAAAGCGTTGTTGTACTTGTAGTAGTATCAAACGTCGTAGTTGTAGTAAACGCTGTAGTTGTAGTAAATGCAGTCGTAGTACCTTGTGTAGTATTAAACGTTGTTGTAGTAGTAAATGCAGTTGTCGTAGCAAAGGTTGTTGTAGTTGTAGTAGTAGTATTAAACGTTGTTGTTGTTGTAAAGGTAGTAGTAGTATTGTAAGCAGTAGTTGTATTTACATTTGTAGCAAATACTGTAGTTGTATCAAATGTTGTTGTTCTACTAGTATCAGTAGTTCTACTTGTATCAAAAGTTGTTGTTCTACTTGTGTCAAACGTAGTAGTAGTATTATAGTCTGTATCAAAACCTGTAGTGGTATTGAAAGCAGTTACATGTACTCCAGAAATAGTACTTCTTGTAGTTGCAGTATCTCTGGAAGTCTGATGAACGGCGCTAAACGGCCCCGCTAATGCATTATTATCATTAACGTATACCTCGTTTATACGACGAATTGTTCCGCTGTCATTTACAGCTAGGAATTTTATTTGTCGTAAAGTACCATTATCATTTACATATATTGCCATTTCTTAACTCGAGTATACAAACCATATATGTCCGTCTGTTGTCCCACTCGTGTTAGAAGGTGCCGATTGAGTTATTGTAAAAGGTAATCTAGCTGCTGCTATCTGACCTGACCCAATCTTACCTGATGCGACCGTTCCTTGGTAGTTTCTACTAGAGTCAACTACCTGTGTTCCATCAATCTTGATACCTGCGTCTTCGATATTAAAGTCTAATTTTTGTCCCATTTTATACCTCTATTGTTGTCCTTATAAATTTATACGCCATTGTATCTGAACTTGCTGGCGTAACTCTTAATCTTACATTACCACTATTTATATCTGCATC